AGGAGTGAAATGCTCCGGAAGTTCGAAGTCAACGCTAGTGGTAGCATCGAATACCTCCTTGTTTGACACCACCGTGTATCCGAATCGTGGGGTAAGCGCCATTTTCACGCCGCTGATGGGGTTGAGGCCCTCGGGCTGCTTGTAGTATTTCAGCTTCACCCTCTTCACGCTCGTTGGATAAACTGTGATGTCGTTTGATACAACCGCGATTGGGTTATTCTCAGTAGGACGCGATAGGGTGCTACGAAGGATGTACTCTGCCTTTAGCTCGTCGTAAATGAGGTCGATGGGTGTAGAGGTCGTCTGGCCCATAATAAACGTCCCAAAAGTCTTTAATGACATTATACGGGCTAAATCATCGGGCTTCTTGAACACACCGTCAGTCTGACTGATTGATAACTCCTTAGAGAATACCGCTAGGTCCTCACGAAGCTGCTTGCTCAGCGATAGGTCCCGATGGCCGTCGATGCCACGGCTCTTAGCTGTCGCCGATAGCGAATTCTTAGAGAATAGGGCATTGAACACGTTCTGTTGGGCCAACGCGGCAAAGGCATTAAAGGTTGAAGGAGTGACGAACCCTCGCTCGTCTTTGTTGGCCAAATCCTTCAATGTAGAATATACGGTATAGACGCTCGCCATTATGCTGTGTTTATATGCAAATATACCAATAAAAAAGGGGCCACTCTCGTAGCCCCCATATTGTCAAGCAGTTATGCTTTTTATGCCAGCCGCTCAAGCCTGTTAATCACTTCATCGTAAATAGACACTCCCTTTTCGGTCATACAATAACGAGTAAGTACGTCCGTTGGGTCCTGCCCTGCCGGTGCTGTGATGATAAGACGATTCGTGTCAAACCAGTACATACCGTCGGGACGCTCGCGAATAATCTGAAAGTCAACCGATTGACGGATTGCGGAGCGAATCTTAACCATAGGGTTGTCAAACATCTCAATGAACGCCTTTGGATTGGCCTTAGCCTCACTTAGAAGCTCACGGCGAATCTCCTGATTGCGCTGCTCGATATTAACGCCTAGGTACATAGCCACAGGTAGAAGCTCGTCGATGCTCTTGTCGCGTACCATAGATATGGCGTCGTGCATTAGGAACTCCTTATCGAGGTCATCCTCGGCAGTCTTGTGGGTGTCTATTACAAAGAACACACTACCACCGTTAGCAATGTTGTCGGGATGTACGTCGAGGTAATCCTGAAGGTTTGGCTTGCTTGGTGGAACGGATAGTAAACCATCGCGGAAGACGATATGGTCGCGCATAGCGTTAACTGATTGCTCATCAACATAAACCGATGGCTCGTTGGGGCAATAACGAATAGCCCTGACGGTATCCTTTGTTGGGTCGTAGATGGTGATATTGTTCTGATTCATCTTGAACCAGATGCCTCCCCCTGAAGTTATGGAGTAGACTTTTTGTTTGCGACCATCTTTTTGTTTCTCCATCTGACGCTTAGGTCGGTATGATGATGCAGCGGGTGCGGGTACTGCGGTAGGGTTTTCTGGGGCTCCGAGGATAGCTTCCTCTCGGCTGATTGTTGGACGTGCCATATTGAATATAATTGAAAAATTAAAAAAGGGGTGAAGGGGGCCCGAAGACCCCCCTGTCCCTTAAACCTAATGATTAGGCCTTCTTAAGAAGTACGTGGCGGTTAGCACCACGAACACAAAGAGCGATTTCAGATAGGTAGTTGAACTGAACCAAGTCTTTGGTGTCGTTCGATGCTCCCATAAATGAACCAGTCAACCAGTGGTGCATCTCGCGGCTTACACCGTTAGTTGCTTTGTAGTTGATTTCCAATGAAGGATTGCGGTCGCCCGACTTGGGGTCAACTACAGTAGCCATTGGGATAGCAACTCCAGCGAAGTTAGCGTTAGCCAACAACGTGGGGTCGTTCAGAAGCTTCCAATCGTGCTTGTGGAAGGTATACCCACCACGTCCGAATGATTTAAAGCCAAGCTTGATAGCCATATCAGCACTGTTACTGAATGCACCGAATTGCGTAGCAACTCCAGCAGTCAATGAGTTACCTACTCCCTTAGCGACTAAGTCGTCAAGCAATAGGTCCTGAGTGCGGTCAACGTAAAGGGCGTATTCAGAAGAAGCGCCTTGCTTGTCAAGCTCCTTGATGATAAGGTCAAGGTCAGATAGCTCAGTGATGTAACCGTTGGTAACCAAACCACGATTCTCAATGGCGGCGAAGTAACCTTCAGAACCGTCGATTGATACGTTGCCGGTGTTGGTAACCTTCTGGCCCAACAACATCATCATCTCACGCTTGTCGAGGAAACGCTGACGAGTGTCGGCCTCACCTTTCATAAACCAGCGGTAGTCGCCATTGCCTAGGTCAATCCATCCAAGGTTCGTAGCTTGAGAGCCAGTCACTTTGAAGATTTCCTTAACAATCATATATGGGTTGGTACGCTTAACCACGTTAGACTCGAGGTACTCGGTCGGTTGGTCAGTTCCCTGTCCGAACAAGTTACCGATAATCGGAAGCTCGTAAGTACCAGCAACGATTGCGGTAAGGTTAGCGTCCAATAGGTTAGCAACGGTGAAGCTAGTAGTGCCGGTGATGGCAGTAACGATAGCACGCTCCTTGCCGCCCAATAGAACGACGTCATTCAAGCGAACAACAACAGCTTGTCCTCCGAGGGCGATAACCATCGTTTTTCCAGCAGTTGTGTCAGAAGCAAGAACAACCTTTTGGTTTTGGTGGAGGCGAACCTCTTCCCACCACTGAACTTGGTCAGCAGTACCTGCGCTCTTAACGGCTCCTACCATCTGTAGGAATCCTGTGATACCCTGAGCTCCGAAAGCCTTTACAAGGGCGTCGCGGTTGTCGGGTTTGTTGATTTCGTTAAAGTAGTCACCTAGGGCAACGTATTTAGCGGGGTCAAGACGCTTTACAGCGTTAGCTCCAGTGAAAAAAGTTCCAGCGGTAGCTGATGTCATATTTGCCATTTTAAAAGTGTTTTAGGCGTTATGTTTTTAGAATCTAAATCTCATCATTGAGTCAGACTCTCCGATGATTTGGCGAAGCTGCTCCTCTATGTTGCCCCCTGGCTGTACGTTACCTACGTTAGGTGTATTCACCTTCACGTTTGCTGCGGTTTCCACAACCCGTCGTTGTCCATCGCTCATACCTTGCTGATAAACGGCCTTGACAATTTCGTCAATGTTATCAACTACGGTTCTGTGCATATTGAACGTCTCGTGGTTCCAGTTGCCATCGCGGTCTACGTACTGGTCAAAGTAGCTCTCTAGATTAGCGTTTTTGGTTTTGAGTGATTCACGATACCGGTCACCTAGTCCGAAAGTAAAGGTCTTGTCTCCGGAGAGTTCAAAATCAATACCGTCAAGCGCATCGGCTTCCTGTCTCATAGTATTCACCCACTGCTCGTCAACAAACGATTCAGCCTTCTGCTCCTTCTCAATGGCCCTTTCGACCGGTTTGAGATAGTTGCTTCGTAGCACATCAATTTGCTTTCTTGCGCTACCTGCGTCGATTTTTAGCTGAAGGGTAGCCATCTTCTGCTCTCTCTCGTCTAAGAATTCACTGTCGGTCTTGTATTTCGCCGATACAAGCATTTCAATGTCATCTCTTGACAAGTCGGGAAAGTCGTTCTGCATCTGGAGCTTCACCACCGACAAATCGTCCATTTCAGACGGGTTGATGGATTGATATAGGAACCAATCCTGTGGGTCGCGGCCAGTTTCTTGAACAAACCTCAGAATAGGCTCAAGCCTTTCATCAATCGTCGCTGGTTGTTCTAAACGTGCGAGGATGCTATCCAAGTCAAGACCTACCTGCTCTTGCAGATAAGAATTGACGAACTGGTTAACCTCCTCGTCCGTGAGTTCGTCGTTGGATGACTGTACGTCCTCCGTGTCCTGCTGGCGGTATACGTACCTGTTGTCGTCGACCTGCTCGGTTACATCTTCTAAGGATGTCTCCTGGGTCTCCGTTACTTCAGGTACGCTGGGCTCAGCGAAAGAACTTTCGTTGCTATTTTCGGTGGCAACGTCACCGTTTTCGTTATCAAACTCGACGATAGTCGGTTCGAACTGTGGGTGGTCCTGTGAAGGCTCTGCGGGTTGGTCAACAATGTTGAGCCCCATATCCTTCACTAAGTCCTCTAGGGATGAGATTCCATCTGCCATAATAAGTTGAATTAAAGTTCCTTACAAAATTATCTCTACTATTTAGCGTAAAAGTTTGCACAATCGAAAACTAATAGATACTTTTGGGTAAATAATTAAATCTAATGAATATGAAAAACACTCTTTTTATCGCCTTAGTAGCCCTGTCCACTTCTGTTTTTGCTCAAGAAGCCCCGTCGTTCCTAAAAGAATTCAACTACACCGTAGAGACTTGCTTAAGCTCTGAAGGTATTGAGTTTGAATACTTTGAGGTGAAAGACGAGCAGTACAAAGAACTCAAGAATGTAATCAACAAACTAAACCGTCGTCGCTTTGTTCGGGTGGATAAGTCTGGGATGCTTATCACTAAGCGTTACGTGGACCAATGGACCGTTATGACCTTCAGCGGGTTTGGGTTCAAACGAATCAGTGTATTCCAAGAATAAGAAAGGGGGCAATAGCCCCCTTCTTTGTTTTACAGCCTAACTGTATTACTTCTTAGGCTTTCTGTATTCAGCCGTTGAGATACCTTGAGTTCCTCCTTCTACCTTCTTGTAGAACGCAGGTACTGCCATAGCCTTAGTGTACTGCTCAGGATTAGCCTCCATACGCTTTCTCTGGTCAATTTCATTTTGACGACGAGTAGAGTTAGCCTTTTCTTGCTGCTCCTCACGCTTCTTCTGCTTGTTTAATTCGTAAGCAGAAACCTGCTTCTTAGCGAGGTCTTTATCTTTTTTCTTGGCATCAATGGGACCGCCCATTTCGTATTTCCTAGCTTTCATCTTTTTAAAACTTTACACAAATATATGAATCAATGGGTCACCATTTTTCGCGGTTAGCCCAATACGCCGCGCTCATCTTACCCTTGGCGATATTCTTAGCGTGACGTGCCTTAAAGCTGGCACGCTTCTTAGCACGTGCAGCCGTTGGGTTGCTCTCGGTGACCGTATCGGCACCCTGCTCTCCGAAGCGTATAAGCTTTGTCTTGTTACCATCCTTGGCTAGGACGATATGCGACTTCTTAGGATTCGATGGTGTGCTCTTGGGCTTATTAACGCCGGCTAGGCCGTGCTTCTTAATAAGGTTCTTAACTCTTTCTTCCATCACTGCTCAAATAATACGAAGAATACAAATCTGCCCCATAAATATATAGCGACTCCAGTACGCCACTGGTCGTTTACCTTATCAACGGCAGCCTTAGGCTCTAAAAGGGCTTTGCGTAAGGTCTCTGTGGTTCTGATGTTCTCAGTAGCAAGAGAGTCGGCAACAGACTTCATACCACGATAGTCTACGCTTAAAGAGTCAATCTCTTTCTTTAGCCTGACAAACTTGCTGTTCATCGCCGCTGCTTGAGACAACTTAAGCACGACTACCGTATCACTCCCCTCCACCCGTTGAATCGGGTAGGATTGCGAGTACGTCAAATGGCACAGCAGTAGGCTGCACATTAATAGCAACGATTTCATCTTGCATTATTTTAACTTGTTCAATAAGGGCTACTTTCTCTTCCTCTAAGGTTGTGATGGTGGCCTTCATTTCTTTTACTTCAGCAACAATTAGATTGTCTGCATTCCTTGATACAGATGCAGCTTTTTGCATTGTCTTGTTAGACTTCTCAATCATTAGGTCAATCTCGCTGACCTCTACCATCTTCGGCTTTTGAGCATTTAAAATCCCCACAACAATTAAAACGATTAGCAAAACGATTGCTGCCTTGATGGTATTGCTTTTCATCGTGTTTGAATTAACATTTCGTTTTTAGCGCTTGTGTAGGCCAATGCTGAATCTAACTTCCTTACGTGCTCTGTGTACTTCTCTACCTTAACCTCAAGCTCGCCCACTCTTGTATGACAACGCTCATCGGTTGTAGAGTTGCTCATCTTCTGGTCAACGTATAGATATCCTACGGCTGCAAGTGCAATAAACGCAATGGCTGCGGTAGGGTTCTTTTGGAACTGCTCGAAGTTAACAGGCATTTTCATTTTTTAGAGAACTTTTCTATTGCTGTTCCGAAGAACATAGCGATGGTAATGTATTCAACGGCTTCAACAAGCTCTTTGCTTGGTGCTATATCCTGATGAGAGAAGCTATTAGCTATCAGGGTTCCGAACAGCACTAATGCTCCTAAGATGCCAATTACTCTCTTAGACGACACTTCGTCGCCTACTCCAACTAGTTTAGTTACCCACTCTTTCATAAATACAAAAGTATGACAAAAAAGAAGGCCCCACGAGGGGGCCATACTACACTTTAAGGGTGTTATTTTACTCTCTATGAGGCAGTTACGGTGGCTTCCTGCTCCTGGATGGTGAACTCACCGGTCTCAAGATTTAGGCTTCCGTGGCCGTGCTCCTCAGCGAGCTCCTTCATAATAACTTGAATCTCCTCACCGCTTGCACGCAGTTCAGTGACTAAGGCTTCCTGACGTGCGGCGAGGTCTTTCTCGCTTACGTACAGAGCCCCAAGCTCCATTTGGATTTGCTGTTGTTTGGCGCGTACTTCACGTGCCTTAGTTAGTTGGTCTTCAGAAATCTGGGCCATAATAAAATAGAATTAAAATTAAAAAAAAGAAAGGACTAGCAGTCTACCGAATCTTCGTATCCTGGCTGAGCCTTTAGGTACTCGTATGCCTGGACGATGATGTCGGCGGCTTCGGCGCTAACGATAGCTTCGAAGTTAAGGTGCGTGCGATAGATAGGCTCAGAGTGATTCTCACGAGTCTCTTCAGTCGCGTAGGTAGCCACCTCGATGTGGCAGAAGTTCTTCTTTACCCAAGTCTCTGTGGGAGGCGTAGGCATAGTTGGTACGGGTACACCGTCAGCATCTACGCTAGCGGCAACAGGTGCCGCGTAGATGAATGTTTTCTGGTCGGTTGACTCGTATGTTAGACGAGTGATTTTATGATATGCTTCGGAGAAAGTCATCCCGAATTTATCTACAGTTGCGATTACAGCCATTTTGATTACTAATTAGTTATACAAATATACAAAAAGATTAGCAACCACGAACAGCATCTATCTTACCACCGTTTCTTATTTCATATACTGATGCTCCATATTTATACCATAGGCCACCTCCGTCAAAAGGACTAGTTAATGCAGCATCATTGTATAGATACACATTTACCGCTAATGACGTAGATGACGAATATAGAGTTAAAGGATTCGATGCATCAGAGCAGGCCTCAGCGAAATTTCCAAAACCCCCTCCGTCTCCTTGATAGAACTGGTATTCAGTTGCGGCGGAGAAACCATAGAACTCACCCATAGCGTCAGGAGAAGAAAAATTAGCCAATGCGGATAGGGCGCGCAGCGAACTGTTAGCCTGTGCTTGACCTAATTCTGTCCTGATGTTATCTATGCTTATTGCACCACTACTTTGTAAGGCCATCTAGCTTAGTTTTAAGTTCATCAATCTGTGTCTGCTGCTCCTTCATACCCTCAATCAATAGACTTATGAGCTTTTCGTAACGCACGGCTAGGTAGCCTGTATCGTTAGTCCTAACGGCGGTGGGCATAACGGCTAACACCTGCTGTGCTATGATACCCGTATCACGTCCTTCGTGTCCGTGTGCTTCCTTATGTTCGGGCTTCCAGTCGAACTCTACACCTGTTAGTGACTTCACTTTGTCAAGTGCGTTCGCTATGGGTGTGATGTTTTCCTTTAGGCGCTCGTCTGATGAGTTGAATGCTACAATGTCGTTGGATGCGTCAATACGTCCAGCGGTTGCCGATGGTGCGAAGTTTACACCGAGTGCCACTGCGTTTACATATACCTTCTTGTTGAGGTTTATCTGGTCAACTGCACCTGCGGCTATTACTAGCTGGTTAGATGAGTTGGTGAACATCGCACTTACAGATGAACCGCTAGTGTTGTGAATACGGTATCCTTTGGTGTTATCCGAGTGGCCGTTTACAAGTATAGTAGGAGAAGTAGTTGTATTGAATGTTACGTTATCCGTAGTACGAACGTATTGGTTCATATTCGGTGCGTAATCATTCAAGTTCTCTGTACTCCAAAAAGTGTACGGACCAACAAAGGTTCCACCTTGAAGTCTTGAATACTGAGGCGGACTCCAGAACGGCGTAATGATGGTCTGGTTGTAGTAGTTTGAACCATTCCCGTGGTTCGAAACAAAATATCCTGCCCATCCACTATATCCAGCAAATGTTCCTGATGATTGGTAATAGGTCATATTACCATCCCCATATCCAACAATATCAAGTGATGAAGAGCGACCGGAACTTGCCGCTGAACCCGTAACACTAATTCCCCAAGTGCCAGAGTTCTTTACTACCTGAGTTCCGTTAACGTATAGTTCTTGGTTAAAGTAGAATGACTTATCTGAATATATGTGAGACCAACTTCCATTCGCTGGACCAAATTGAATGTAACCATTATCGTTTACCATCCTCATACCCCATTCTGAGTTACCAGTTATGTAGGCATTATTTGCAGAATTAGTTAGACGGAATTGCGGTGAATAGATTGCTGAAGCAGATTCAATTCCTACGTTTGAATAAATCCTACTATTCGTCCAGTTAAAATAGTTGTTCCCTCCACCGAAGTAAATAGCGTTACTTGGTCTAAAATTTATAGCATTTACATTATTAAGATTAGATGTTGCGTTTGGGTCTAAGTAATATCCAGTGTCAGCAGTGTCATAGAAGATTGGGGCGTACATCGCTACATCACTTTCCCAAGAGCCATTATCATTACAGTAAGAACCCCAGCTACTCGCTTGATTCAAGAAACCAATTCTGTTGGAATTACAATGGATTATACGGGAACCTTCGTCCCCATCGTTCATAATGATGTTTGAAGAGGCCGCACCAGCAGCGTTGATTGTTAAATCTGTCCCGTAAATAAAAGAATTTCTCGAGGAGTCAGTTCTGAGACTCCAGTCACCTCCATTGTTTAGGAAACCAATGTTATTGCTAGTATCAGCATAGACATATCCACGAAGTGTACTCTGATGATTGCTTCTGAACTGTAGTTGAACAACGCCTCCAGAACCAGTTACCACAAAACCTTCAGCAGAATTTGAATAGAAGTGAGTTCCGTATGACTCATTGTACATACCCTGAGCACCATAGTTTCTGAGCCATCCACCAGTGTAGATGTTAGCCCATCTGTATGAACCACTACCAAGTGAATTCTCGTTGTCATTATATGGAGTTACATCTACGGAATCAAACGCATATCTTCCCGGGCTATTAAAGTAAATACCAGTTGAATTACCACTATTTTCGAAATAAACCCAACCATTGTTATTGTATGGCCCGATACCTAGATAGTTTGTTGATGAACCATATATCCTTAAATACCCCTGAGCATCAAATGACCTAATAAGTGTTGAACTAGTTCCTATTGAAATACCAGAATCCGTAAACGTGGCAGAGACTGTCCCGGTTGCGCCCTTAACTCTAAAACCAGTGCCATTGTAGTATACAAGCTCCTCCCAGTCGTCGGCAGCATTCCATAGGTAATGGTTGTTGTCTCCGTTGGTTCTTAGGTACAGCTTATTGTCGTTAAGACCGGTGCTGCTGGTCATATTACCGTATGGCACGGCGTAAGTCCCGATATTCTTATCGTCCACTACTAATCTCCAGTCTCCCCAAGTGCCGGAATTCTTACCTCTGATTGCAATCTGGCCTGACCTGAAGTCTCCGTAAATTTGGTGAATCCAAGAACTACTGTACGCTGATGAGTATAGTCCCCCATCTGTCTGTCCGAATAAAGAAACAGAAGTATTGTAACCTATCTGGTTTTGGGTTACGTTATCAGGATTTATTGGAGCTCCTGAATTGTTTATGGTTAACCCATCAACAGAACCAGCAGAGCCTGCGGTACCTGCGCTTCCGGCACTTGTAGCATAAGTAGCTGTCGCAGCGTTACCTGATATATTAGTCTGGTCACCTGTGTTTGTACCAGATAAATTACTTCCAGTTACAGTTCCTGTAACATATAAATTATTTAATACTCTAACGTGGTTATCTCCATTACCTACTGAAAAGATTTCAGTACCCCACGTTTCAGTGTTATAGAATCGAATTCCATTATATTGTGATTGTGCTCCTATTTTAATACCAGTGTGAAACCCAATGCACAAGTCTGGGTAAGGATGGGTCCAACTGCCACCTTGTTGGTAGATACCATAGTTGCTTCCGCTATTCCCATTTCCAGAATCTCCCCCTTCTCCAGTAAAAGTTATGACCTTAAATCTTGTAGAGGTGTCTGCCGCAAGATTACTTGCCGTTGTTGCAGTGGTTGCAGTATTGGCATTACCTGTAATACTTATACCCCAAGTACCGGATGCCCCTGTGCCCGTTAGAGTAGGTGCGTATGAGTTGTAGTTGTTGTCGTGCAATAATCTCCTCCAGCTAGACCAAGCATTCCTCTGGTGGTTTGCCTCATTTCTAACATACAATTCAACGTCAGCACCATCGCCATAGCTCCCTGACATTTGATACATTGTATAGCCATTGTACCCTGACCAAGTCATAACGTGACCCCAGTTTCCATTTGCAGTATAAGATGGATGCAAGAAGTCTACACGAAAACCGCCTCCGCCCATCTGATTAACTAAATCCAAAGGACTTTGCGTAGTTAGCCATTCACTATACTCAAAATAAGGTTTTAAGTATTGTCGAGTTGTGTCATTCCTTACAAAAGAAGATGCGTGTAGGCTGTCTACAGTATCGGCGTTACCAGCACTAGTAGCATAAGTAGCTGTCGCAGCGTTACCTGATATATTAGTCTGGTCGCCTGTGTTAGTACCACTTGAAGAACCACTAAAGTTTGTTGCGGATAGTGTTCCGGTTACAGCCAATCCTCCACTATTACCGTATCCAATAGTTGCCCCTCCATAAACAGATAGTCCATAACTAGGAGCTGCTGTATTTGCAGCACCCCAACCATTTGGACCACCAATGTTAACTCTTTCGTACAACTGAATAAATTCCCCACCTTGTGAATTTACTACTCTACCTCTTATTGTCCCTACAGATATGGCGTGGTCATCAGTCTTAGTAAAACTTACTTGAGAAGCTGTGGTTGCGCCCCTTCCAGTTACACTAGCTAATGTATCTGTCTCAGTATATCCAGTTATATACCCTGAGTTATTCGTGAACTGGGATATATTCATTGAAGTTAAAGAACCTGCACTTCCGGCACTATCCGCATATCCTACTTGAACCGGACTTGGGTGATTACTTGTTAATTGCCAATAAGTACCTGTCCAATTTGCTCTAACATAATAATCAGTGGGGTGTGATTCTGCCCACAGCCTTGTAATGTTTCCAACGCTAGTAATATATCCCGAGTTGTTTGTGAACTGGGATATATTCATTGAAGTTAATGCACCTGCAGTGGTAGCATAGCTTACCGACTGAGAAGCAATGTTGTTTGTGTGGATTACTTGAACAGGAGTAACAGAAACCTTTTTGTCTGCGCTCGGTGGGTCTACTGAATCACTAATACCAGTAACCCTATTCCAAGATTCACCATCTGCGTTTCTAACGTGTACTTGAAAAGAGTTCCAGTAAGAGCCTCTAGGCCACCAGAATGCAAGTGTTCCATTAAGGCGCATAACTTTAACAGGGCCTGGAAAGTATGAGCCATAAGACATCGCCGAAACATTGATAACTGTATCAGCGTACAAGTAACCCTCCATTGCAAGTTTAAACGGAGTTCCTGAGCCATAACTTTTACCAGATACTTCCATTACGAATGAATTACCAGCCCATTCATCAGCATTGATGTCGGTCTGCACAAGTGTGCCACTGGGGAAGTCGCTACCGGAGTGAACACCACGAGACTCCTCAACAATCGAATATGCTGAATAACCTTGAAGCTGTGACGAGTTTGTAGCAGAACCTGCTGTTGTAGCATAGGTTACTGATTGGCTACCGATGTTGCTAGTAGTAATTGCAGTAGAAGCGTTTTGTTTGGCGGCCAATAGGTCCGTAATCCAACCTCCAGCACCTCCAATATATAGGTTATTATCTATTCTGATGTTGGCATCAGTCTCCCCAATAGACATAATACGAGTAGCAAGTGTTTCATCGCTAAAAAAACGAATACCGCCATAACCGGGTTGTGCGCCCATACGAATACCAGTGTGCCAACGTAGGTCTAGCTTAGTATAGTTTCCTCCATAGTTGTTTAGACTAGTACCTATGGAGTAATTATTAGGCGCGTCACCTCCACCAAACATTAAACGAGTAGATGATACAGAATTATATGCGTTATTAGCGAATGTTCCGCCAATAACAACACTATCGGATGTAGTGGTGGTTCCAGTTATAGCTGTACTTAAAAGATTTGCCATATTACTTGTTTTCTAACTTGTTTACTCGTTCTGTTAATTCTTGTACTGCCTTCAGCAAAATTACGCTTAGGCGAGAGTAGTTGACACCATCTGGCCTACCCTCATTATCATATTTTACTACCTCTGGGAATAGCTCGGCTACGTCCTCAGCGATAAGACCAATCTCTTCTTCTTTGTTCCCAATCTTATTGTAGGATACAGCATCAAGTTTCTCTACCTTCTGTGATACGCTAGGTATAGACTTTACGTTTTCCTTGTATCGAATAGATGATTGCTCGGTAAATGTTCCACCAATAGTCAAGTTCTGATTATGGTCAAGCTGCATTGCGACAACGCTGTGCTGTGCTGTTCCTGCCTTACTTGTGAACCAATAGAAACTGTGGTTTTCGGTTGCTACTCCTTTACCGGAATAGAAACGTATGTCATTACCAAATGAGGCAATGAACGCATCATAGTCAGGAGTGTCCTCCATACCGATGGTAAGGGAGTCGTAGTTTGCCGGACCACCCACCTTAAATGCAACAGTATCAGAGGATACGTTTCCTAAGTTTACAACAACGGCGCCACTTAGTGTACCTCCTGATAGAGGTAAATAAGAACCAGTAATATAACCCTGACCTGTGACAAACTCTTCTGTGGCAAGACCTTCGAGTGCAATACTATTACCGTTTGAAATGCTTAAAGTGATAGATGGTTTATCCCAAGTTAATTGCTGGGCGTCATTATCAGTATCGTAATCAGTCCACGAGGCGGTAACGGTACCTCCGTCTCCCTGAGTGAGGGTAAGTGTCTTGGTAGTAGTTCCCGTTACGGTAGCAGAAGAAATCCTGTCGTTGTAGGCCGTGTTCCAGTTTGATACGTTAGTAGATGTAAAATCTCTAGAATCCCAAAGTTGATACTTGTTGTTTCCATCAGACCAACCGCCAGTATAGAGTCTATTCGTGGTGTTGTCAAGACCAAAAAATACAGCAAAATCGTTGGATATGTGAAACGCCATAAATGCGTCATTCCCTTCGGCAGAGTAAATCTGCAATGAGTGAGCACTCGATGTTTCAGTTCCGATGTCTCCCGACGACTGGAATTTCGTAGCCTCTGGCCACGACCCTGGTGATTGCGTTGAGCCTCTTACTATATAATTAGCCCCGGCGTGGTTACCCCATCCAAATGCAGTATTCCAGTTAGAGGAGTTATTAGCAAATGTATCTGAAGTCCATATTTGCTTTGTTACCCAAGAAGAACTATCCACATTTGTGTGGACATACATCGCGCCATAATATGTTACTTCTAATGCAAAATTTCCAGTACTACCACCAGTATCGTGAGACACCCAAACTTGTCCACTGTGACCAACATAATTTCTAGTATATGTACCAGATGCTAAATTATTTCCAAATCCAGTTGCATCACCAACATTTGTTGTTGTACCTAGTGTACCTCTGGATAAAGGATATCTAGCGTCTGACTCTGTCTCCGTGTAGTATCTGTCATCGTGATTGTGAGCAGGTAAGGATGTTAATGCGTATTCTCCAATGTTTTCAGAATCTACTACCGTCTTCCAAGAGCTCCAGCCAGCATTAGGATACAAGCCAAGACGATATTGCATAGAGTTTCCACCATACTGCTCACTGTAAGGGAAATATAATTCCGCAGACGCTCCATCGTTTGGATATGTGTGTACACGGACAACACTTCCATAACTTTGATATCCTTCATTATTGCTGACAAAACTAACTTGCAAACCCTGCTGAAAGTCTCGCCCATTAGTTGAGGAAGACCAAACGTAACTACCGAGACTTTTAAGGAGGTTTGAGTTGCCAGATGAATCAGCATACAATACGGACTGAGAACCTATGTTGGCTGTCGTGATAGCATCGGTAATCCCATATCCGGCTATTGTGGTCGGTTTGGACGATACGTTGGCGAATGAAATGCCGGTAATATAACCCTGTGATTGCACAAAGGTCTCAGTCGCCAGGCCCTCAAGGGTAACGCTGTTTCCGTTAGAGATGGCTATAGAACTTGTAGCCTTAGTCCAAGTAAGTGTCTGCGAATCAGTCTCCGATGTAATGTAGCGACCATCAAGGTCTACAGTTACAGTACCTAAGTCAACTTGTGTAAGCGTTAAAACACCGTTAGACGTGTTAAATGATGCAGACCTAATAGAGTCATTAACCGCATCATTCCAGTTACTGATGTTCGTAGCTGTAATGCTCTTAACGTGAGAAGGAACGGTTGGGTCGGTCTCAGTGTATGACTCAAGATAGCGACCATCAAGGTCTACCGTTACGGTGCCTGTATCTTGCTGAGTAAGAGTAAGGACGCCAGTGGTAGTACTAAATGATGCGCTGTTAATCTTATCGTTGTAAGCTACATCCCAAGCACCTCGGTTGTATCCATCAATTTCCGTTTCTCCAGCAAATAAACTGTCTATCTCAGACTCGGTATAATATATATCGTTATGGTTGTGAGCAGGTAGCGAAGTAAGGAAGTTCGGGGTCCAGTTCTTCCATAGGCCGTCGGAATCTCTACGTATAAGCTGTCCCGCAGATACTCCATTGATGAGCACATCGTGAAGCTCATTGAGTTCGAAGCCATTCTGTACGCTAACAAAAATCTCTCCGTTGTTTGCGTTTTTACGAGTAACAACTCCAATATAAACAAGGTGCGCTGGAGCTACAGGTTTGTTTGTGAGTCCAAAGATTAAAGCTCCATCTACGCCTAACCAAACAGCATCACCTGCTTCAGCGGAAGATGTATTTAATCCATCAATAAGACCCTCGGTAATTACGAAAAACTTACCATTTACTGCGGCAGAAGCGGCGGCTAGACCTATGGTCTTAGAAGACATAGCTTCAGATACGTTTGAGGCTTTACCTACAACCATATTTGTGCCGTCTGCCCCAGTAACATATAACGCTTGCCCTTTTGTAATCGCCACACCGGCCTTTACTTCGTGCTGTACTTTAGATACATAACCAGCACTTGTAACTGTGGCGTTAACCCAGGCGCTACCACTCCACTGTAATACCTGCCCAGTGGCCGCACTAGTAATGGTTACATCATTAAGCGCATCAATGGATGATGACGGGGTTAGGAAGTTCGGCGTGAAGTTATGCCATACGGGTACGGTATCCCCCTGCCGGAGGCCGTAGCGTAGCATTTGGTCGCTAGACGGAGAGGTGATGATTACATCCGAAAGCCCATCGAGGGGTAGTGAACCGACACTAATAGTGCCCCAATATGCAACACCTGAGCCGTCGGTGGACAACACCTGTCCGTTCGTTCCATCAACCATCGGAAGGGTGTACTCCGTGTTGACATTAATTTGAGATAAAAACTTCATAGTTTACCAAACTTATACAGCATAAGCAAAAGTACAAAATAAAAGAGGGGGCCAATGCCCCCCCCCTTCTTTGCTTAGCTATTGGCAATTAATTGTTATGAGGCAGGAGCGTCACCCTCTACTGAGCCAGCTACCGTATCACCAGTGCGCTTTGATGCTTGTAATACAACGTAGTGTGTGTTGTCCGTTACCGCCCCACCGAATGTAACTACAACGGTATTAACTGTGGGTCTGGTAATATCAACAATAACAGTCTCTTGGGTTGCGTATGCAATAACCTCAGCCATAACAGCCTTAGTTCCAAAGTTGTGAGTAACCGTGTATGCGTTAGCGGCCTTTGATACATTACCCTGAGCGTCGTCAAGTGAGAAGTGTATGGGAAGACCGAGATAGTTAGCAACCGCAGTAAACGTAGCCAAGCGAAGAACTCCAGCTTGACCACTTGCATTGCTCTGCATAATGAAGTGGTCGGTCGTTGTTCCACTCGGGGTTAGTGAAGGTAGGCTACCGACGTGCAATGGCTGGTCAACCGTAGTAAATCGGTCGTTTGCCTCTTCCCATAGGAACGATACGGCGGCTGAGCTACCTCGCTTTACGGAGAATCCACCATTTTCAGTCGGGGCGGTGCCCGCCGCGATGTCAGAGTTCAGCAAGATGATGCTGTCCCCGATGTTTACCTCGTTTGAGTTAACACTTGTTGTGGTACCGTTTACTGTAAGGTTACCACTGATTACCGTATTTTCTGCGTCGATGGTTACAGTGTATGACGTTCCACCTCCCTGAAGAGCTACGGCCTCCTGTAGAACCTTAGCATCCTCAAGTTGAGTGCTAGCGTCATTCCACATCATCAGCCTTCCCTGTGAGAGACCGGTGGCGTTCTTGAACCTTACGTTGTCCCCAGTGATTTCAAGGCCATCGCTTACACCTATATTCAGGATTCCAGTGGTGGTGCCGTCCCAAGTAAGACCATTACCCGCAATGGTTGAAGCAACGCTGATGGTTATCTCCCCGTCACTACCGCCGCCGGTGAGGCCAACCCCAGCCGTTACGCTGCGGATGTCGCCGGTGATGTCGTGCCATCCGGTACCGTCGTAGTATTTTATTTTGTTAACCGTAGAATCGTATACAATTCTACCGGTGTAAAGAGCACCTCCTGCTAATCCAGTAATCTGCGAGGTGGATAGGTGCTCAGGACGGAGACCTAATGCTGGGAATCCGTTGAGCTGGAGGGAGACTAAATGACTTAGTGCCATATCATTTTTAGTTTAGGTACGCCTTCCCGCTGAATGGGTCGACGAAGGTTATGGTTAGGGTGTTTAAGGAGTTATATTGGAGGTCTCCAATAACAACATTTTCTGTGGAATCAACAACGACAGCCACTGGCTTCTTGCCTAGATTGTGCGTTATGACCCATACCGCCGATGGCATATTTTGCTCATAGACAAAGTGAGCATCTCCGCCGCCTCCGGTGACGCCCTTGACGGACATAGAGGTAGTGGGCCTTGGTATGACAATAGTATTCTGTAGCGTCGGTTGTTTGACGCTTACATTGATTTGTTCACCGCTATTTATGGATATATCGCTCATATCGTAACGTCCTCATTTACTTTGAATATACCATAGAGCCACGTCTTCACGGCGCCGGCGTTGGTGCTCTGTAGGTCATATACATATAAACCCCCTTCGATACCCGCCATAGTTGCGGGGGGCGCGGTGATGGTTAGTACACCTAAGTTGGTGCCGTTGTAGGTGAATAAGCTATCCTCGACGATTGCTGATGCCGAAGTGTCGGTCTCCCTTACGTCGAGCTTCCAGGTGTATCCGGTCAGGTTTATCACCACGCCGGCATCGTCCTTGAACGTAAGCTCAAGACGGAATGAGTCCCCCTTGCGACAGGTAATATCGACTCTTTGTGCTGTATCTAGATTAATCTGGGCTGCCATAGTGCAAATATACCAACTTATTGATTGCCAAGAATTTGAGACATCAGGTCCTGCTGCTCGTCGGTTAGCTCGCCTCGCTCGCCCTTACGCTGTGATATCAGCTTGGATTGCTCGACGGCCTGCTTCTTAACGCGGGAGTCCTTGGCCTGCTCACGCTGACCTTCTACGTTCATACGGAAATCACGCTCCTCTTGGTTTACCGCCATACGGGATTCACCCTCAGCCTTGGCGAGTTCTATCTTAAGTTGGTATTCCCGCTCAAGCAACTGCATCTTAATCTGAGACTCTAGGTTTAACCTCTGCATCTCAAGCTGTGACTTAACTTCCTCGGTCTGCGCCGCAGCCTGCGCGGACGCCTGAACCGATTGCTGGTTCATCTGCGACTGCATCTGGCTGTTCTGTGCGGCGATGTCTTGCTTTTGCTTGATACGCTTCTTACGGCGTACCACAAGTAGCTGCTCGGCTTGGTCGACGTCCTTGAGCCTACGGATGGACATAGCGTCCTCTAGGTCAATCTCTCCCTGCCCCAGCGACTGCTGGATGTTAGCCTCAAGATACATCTTATCGGAATCCGACATCTCAGGTACCACACGCACACCGAAGTTATACATAGGTAGGTCGCGGAATGATGCCAGTACATCCATATTGGATTTACCGATGGCGTTCTCGTACACGCGGTATATCACGGACTGAGGCGGCATAATCTGCATACACTTCACTATGTACTCCACCACCTTCTTGTACAGCATCATAGATGCGTGGGTGATGTCGTACGTTGCGTTGTTGGATGCCTCGATGGCCTGCTGGCGTACACCAACCAATGCGTCACCCTTGGGGGTGGATGCGTCGACGACCTCGTTGATACCGGTGGCGTCGCGAATCATACGCAGATAGTGGTTATATATACCCACGTATGACTCAATGTTACGGATGGCGTTGCCAATCTCGCGAATCGGTGGGTTCTGGAAGCCTCCCTCTGGGTTTTTGGAGCGGTAGTAGAATATACCCGTCTGTTCGTAGATATCTTGTATCTCAAGCGGTTGGAGGTCTCCTCCCTGTCCTAGCTGTACGTTCTCGAGTCCCTCGATATCGATGATAAGCCCGTCCGGCTTAGCCTTGGCTACGGACTGCTGAATCTTCAGGTGGGTAATCTGCAACTGGTCGGCGAATCCTACGATGCCGCTAACCATAGACTTAGGAATCATCCGGCGCATATTCACGGCCACGGCGCTGTACGACAGGCGTGTCCTTGTGATATCGTGGATGTTACGGGGCTGGTTGTGCTTCATCCCATACCCGTATAGCTTGTCGGTTCCCACGATGAAGCTGCCCCCGTATAGGGTGACGAACGACATACGCGTGGGCTTGCGGTCGAATACGCTCTCCTTGGGTGGCTGATATGCCATACCCTTATAGTAGAAGCCTACGTTGCCGAAGCGTGATTCCTTGGACTCATAGAACACATCGTCAACGGATAGGAACTCGAAGTCCATAACCTCCACGATGTATTCGTCGTATCCGAAGATGGTACGTTGAAGGTTTCTATCGTAGTATGAGTGAGATAGCTTGTTGGGGTCGTTGGCGTACTTATTCTGTACGTTACGTGCCATCTGCGTGTATTCTTCCTCGGTGAACTCATCGCCGGCGAGGCGTCGTAGCTCAGAGATAGTCAGTCGCTTAACGTGACCCGCGTAGGTCAGGTCATTCATCAGGGGGTCCTCGGTGTACGAGTGGATGAAGTATGCGGGGTCAACGTATTTAGCGACTAGACCATAGTTGGGGTCGTAATCGGTCTTAGTGACTCCCATACCCACCGATACTAGGTCGGTGACGGCACGGCGGTGGATGGTGTGGTTGTATTCGTTCCACTCTAGCGTTAGGTTGGCGGCAATCTGCGCGGCAATCTCAGCGTTGGTCTTGACGTTGGAGGCAAGGAAGATTTCAGCCTCCTCGGGGGTGTCGGGAATCTGCTCTAGGTTAGTCCCGATATCGAGTCCAGCCATCTGAGCCTGCTGGAGCATATCCTTATTGTCGACGTTAAACTTTACCTCCGCCTTCTTGCGCTCCTTCTCTGTGATACTAAGTGGGTCGATTGCTTCGACGTTGGGGTATGGGTTCTTAGATAGAATCTTATTGACGACAATCTTAACGAACTTAGGGATGATGGGTACCGGTGACCAGTCAATGTTCAACAGTGTACCGTCGCCATTGTTGGGGTCAAGCGAGTTTAGAATCTGTTTGTATATCTTAGTATCCTGCGTTCCGTTAGCGTAGTCGCGGTATCGTTCAAACTCATCGAGGCGACGCCTAAAAATACTTCCGTGGTCATCCGTATGACCCCACTGCGACTCGATGGCCCTGGCGTACTTAAGCCCATAGGACTTAGCCGACTTTGCCTCGGTAGATGCTAACGGGTCAGGGAAGTTACCCTGCTTATTATTTTTTTCCATACCTATTGTTTGTCCCCAGTTTATATGCAAATATACCCAATAATATGTTGTCGCCTAACGACTTACATCCTTGAATCTTCTGAGGAATACTTTGTTCGACATATCGGACGTCTTCCGCTCCTGTTTTACCTTCTGTGCGGCAAGCAATGCGAGGCCTGAACTGATGGTTAAGTCAAACTTAGTCCTATCGTCGATGCGGTATCCTATCCAGTCCTCCAGTGTTCTATCGAGGTACATCCTCCCATAATCACCGCTCTCTGAGTCCATACCCACGTGTTCGTGAATATACGCCTCAATAGCTTGCGCGTGGGACTGTATCACGTCCTGTGAGTTGGATGGTATACCCTTGGTCTTTACGTTGGAGTGTGAGCCCGGAGCCTTCAGATGTTCGGGTCTATCCATAATATATCCATCGTAACCCCTTGATTCGAAATATCTTACTATCCCGTATTTGTTATTCTCAATAAGGAGCGAATAACCGTAGAATACCGCCGCCATAAGTATATCCTCGTAGAATATACGCGCGAGCGGTGGGCGGTTAGCATATTCGGCCACGAACATATTCGATGGGAAGCTCATATTGAACTTGTTGTATATATGGCAGGCGCCCTTGGACCCTCTGCCGTCCATCGTATTATCGATGTCATAGGAGTCAACGCCTCCGGTGCCTATGTGGTCGTTACCGGGGTATATCTTCCCCTGCTCCTTACGTTGATTGTTTCTCACCTCGTCGGGCGGAAGCCAGGCCACGGTCCACCTTCCGTTATCGTCGGGGTTCCATAGCACCTTAGTATCCGGCTTGCCGTCCTCCCACACGAAGTTACCCTTGATGACTGGGGATGGGTACATCTCCCTGTTATGCTGCAACTGTTCGTATATCCTCCCCACGTTGAAGTGCGATGACTTGGTGGAGTCGCGGAACGCTTCCTCCTCGCTCCACGGGAACTGGCGTATCACCTCATTGAGCTCATAGGGGTCGTGCATCAGCGCTTTGCGCTCGTTCGATAGGAACGTCTTAGCGCCGATTGATGTGACGTCGCCGTCCATAGTAAGCTCGGGCTCCTTGGGGTCCTCGATGATTGGCATACCATAGATATCGAAGAAACCCTCAAGCGCCTCGTATGATGGGATGAACAGTTTATATAGCCCGCTCTTTGTCCTCCCGTTCTCGTTGCGGCGCGTGGGGTCGGAGTCATAGTATAGCTTCCTGTAGTTGGCGCCCCCCTTATCCAGCGGGTTTACCGTGGAGCCCACCATAGCCTTGCCTACTATTTTCTTACCTACCAGAAGACACGTGCGGTGCACCCTCCAGACCTCGTTTATATCCAACGGGTTCTCCCACTTACCGGCCTCATCGAGGTATAGGTAGTGCAGCTTCTCACCGTCATAGGCGTTGGCGACGGAGTTCTTC